GGACCAGTGCCGAAGCTCAAATAGCTAAAGGTCAGATGGTTGATCTTGGTACGCGTCAAGGACGTAGGTATCCTAAAGGTTTAAATCCTCCTGCTTTTATTCATCCTTCTGCTGAACCTCTTATGGCCAGTATGAAGAAGCAAGAACAAATGCAAGCCGAAATTCGCCAACTTGTAAATTTAGCTTTGACAAGTGTTGAAGGGCGCCGTTCTGCTGAAAGTAAGCAAGAGGATGCAAAAAGTTTGGAAGCTGGTCTTTCTTATATTGGACTGGAACTTGAATTTGGTGAAAGACAAATTGCAAAAATATGGGGAGAATATGAAAGTAATGTAGCAGTAGTTACTGTCACCTATCCAAATAATTATAGTCTTAAAACAGATTCTGATCGTCGAACTGAAGCAAAAGAACTTAGAGAAGAACTTCCTAAAGTACCATCAAAAACTTATCAAAAGGAAATGGCTAAACAGATTATACAAATCAATATGGGCCACAAAGTTGATAATGCCAAACTCAAAGCGATGAAAGATGAGATTGACAAATCGGAAGTTGTGGTAACTGATCCTGATATTATTATAAAGGATCATGAGGCTGGGTTTGTTGGAACAGAATTAGCGAGTGAACTCCGCGGTTATCCGAAAGGAGAAGCTGAACAAGCTAAGAAAGATCATACTGATAGGTTGGCACGAATTGCAGCAGCTCAAAGTGATCCTGAAAGTCGTGGAGTTCGTGATATGAGTGGTAATTCCGGTGCTGGAAATATAGAAAAAAAGAAGGCAGGATTAAAAGATATTATGGAAATACCTATTGATGTCACACGCGGGGGAGGTAAATAATATGTCAGCCTATATTTCAGTAAGTGCGGCAACAGATTATTTCTCAAATAGACTTAACACTGATCCTTGGGATGATGCAGAAGATGAGGATTGTGTAAAAGCCTTGATTATGGCAACAGATGCTATTGACCGTTTAAATTTTCTAGGTGAGAAAGCTGATTCAAGTCAGGAGAATCAATTTCCTCGCGCTGGAGATATTGATATACCGCAAGATATTCAAGAGGCTTGTGCGGAAATCGCTATGAGACTTTTGGATGGTGTTGATCCTGAATTAGAGTTCGAAAACCTGACTATGATTAGTCAGGGTTATGCTAACATAAGGTCAACCTATGATCGAACCAATCCTCCCGAGCATATTGTGGCTGGAATTCCGTCGGTAACAGCATGGCGGAAAATCAAGCCCTATTTACGAGATACTCGTGGAGTTGGTTTGAATAGGGTTTCGTAAGGAGAAAAATGAAAAAACAGATTAGGTATATTCCAACAGTATGGTTCACCGTGTTTGATGATGCGGGAGATGCGGCGGCGGCTGCGGCGGCAGATGCAGCGACAAAAGCAGCAGCAGATGCAGCGGCAAAAGCAGCAGGTACTAAAACATTTACTCAAGAAGCAGTAAATAGTTTGTTGGCTGATGAAAAACGAAAACATCAGGCAGCTACAAGAAAGGCTCTTGAGGAATTAGAAGCTATTAAAGCGAAGGCTACTCTAACTGATTCTGATAGATCAGAATTAGAAACTCGATTAGAGACTATGAGAAATGAACTCTTGACCAAAGAAGAATTGGCCAAGAAAGATCAAGATAAGTTAACTCGGAAATATACCGAGGACACAGCAAAATTGACAGGTGAGCGTGATGCGTGGCAACAACGTTTCACTAACTCTACTATTCAACGCTCCATTACGGATGCGGCGGTTACAGCAAAATGCTTCAGTCCTAAACAGATTGTAGCTATATTGCAACCGGATACAAGATTGGTTGAAGCTCTTGATGCTGAAGGGAAACCGAATGGCGAATTAATTGCCAAAGTCGAATTCTCTGATGTTGACAAGGATCAAAAACCAGTCACTCTGGACTTAACGGTTGCAGAGGCAGTAAAGAGAATGTCGGAAATGGACGAGTATGCAAATCTCTTTAAGACCGACGGTACTGGTGGTATCGGTGGTACAAATCGATCCAGCGGTAAACCTTTGGATGCAAAGAAGATTGCAGCAACTGATCCTGCTCTCTACAGAAAGTTGAGAGCAGAAGGCAAAATATAATCGCTTTGCGATTATACAATCGGAGAATACGCGTGAAGAAAACCATGAGTCAGTATTGGAAGACTGTGTTTGCTAATGATAATGATGCTCTTGTCCCCGAAATTTGGGCACAAGAAGCACTCATGATTCTGGAAGCAAACATGGTTGCGGCAAACCTCGTTTATCGTGATTTCGAGAACGAGATTGCTCAGTATGGTGATACTGTAAATGCTCACCGGCCCGGCACGTTTACTGCCAAGCGTAAGGTTGATGGCGACAACGTGACGGTTCAGGATGCGACGGCGACAAATGTCCCCGTGAAGTTGGATCAGCATCTGCACGTTTCGTTCCTGATCTATGATGGTGAAGAGAGCAAATCCTTCAAGGATTTGGTTGAACTCTATCTTAGACCGGCTCTAATTGCCCAGGCTATGGGTCTTGATCAAGTAGTTCTTGGTCAGGTCTATGAATTCCTTGGCAATACTGTTGGTAAATTAGGAACTGATCCTGATGCTGATACGGTGATTGCGGCCAACGAAGTCATGAACACCAACAGGGCTCCAGTTGTTGGACGTAATATGATTGTTACGCCTAATGCTGAAGGTGCTCTGTTGAGTGAGACTGAATTCACCAAGGTGAATGAGTCTGGTGATACGGCTGGCCTGAGGGATGCGAGACTTGGACGTAAGTTCAATTTCGACTTCTTCATGAGTCAGAATTGTCCGTCAGTTGCGGTTGGTAGTACAATCAATGCAGCTGGTGATATTAATGCTGGTAACTTGACGATTGGTTCAACCGTTCTTACCATGCACGGAATCACTGGCACTTACACGCCGTTGGCGGGTATGTGGTGTACGATTGCGGGAGATATGACTCCGCAGTTGATTACATCTGTTACTGGTGGTTCGACGCCTACGTCAATCACCATTACTCCGGGACTGCGGCATGATATCGCTGACGGTGCAATAATCACATTCTATACTAATGGTGTGATTAATCAGGCTGTGTCTCCGACTGGGTATGCTCTTGGTTGGAACAAGAACATCGTTCATACTGGACCGGCAGTTGCTCCGAAGACGGGTCAACTGATCTCGATGGGTGTGGATGGGTATAAGTACGCGGCAATGAGTACGCCGACCACGACACAAACGCTTCTCAACAGATCGCTGGATGCGGCTGTTGCGAACGCGGCAGTCATGGGTATTGGACCTGCTGGTGAATATTGCTTCGGATTCCACAGGAATGCGATGGCTCTTGTGGTTCGTCCGTTGGCGGCTCCCCGTGCAGGAACGGGTGCATTGTCATATGTCGCGAACTACAATGGTTTGTCAGTTCGTGTGACAATCACTTACGATGGTAATGCTCAAGGTCATCTGGTGACAGTTGATCTGTTGGCAGGTGTCAAGACCCTTGACACTAATCTCGGCGTCATAATGTTTGCCTAAGTAAATAAATCGGAGGTTGGAGGGGTAAATACCCCTCCAACCAATGATTAGGAGAATCAGTTATGGCAAAGAAACAAAATTGGATTGCTGATGCAATTAAACGGCCAGGAGATTTGACGCGTAAGGCAAAAGCTTCTGGTATGACTATTGCACAATATTGTGCACAACCGAATTTAAGTGCAAGAAGTAAACAACAGTGTAATCTTGCAAAAACTCTTAGGAGTTTTTAATGGTTTGGCAGAATAATCTTCGAGAGATCCGAATAATACTATATAGACTTAAGAGGAGTTATGGTCTGCCTGCTATTATTAAACGTCCTTTAACTTCGATTCAGAATGTAACAACAGGAGTGATTGTTAGAACATTTGAAACAATCCCTATAAAGAGAGTTATAGTATTACCTGCACAAAATCTACGAAATTTTATTTACGATCTTGCTTTTATTGCTGCCAGTAAGAATTTTACAGAGGGTGGACTTTTTGATCAGAATATACGAACAATGATTATTGACATCAAGGATGCTCCAAAAGGATTTATTCTTACAATGAATGATCATATTGTTTTTGAGACTCGACGTTATGAAATTAAAAATTTTGAATTAGCAGAACATAATCAGGGTTGGCTACTTCAAACTATTGAACTTGATAGTTCGGATGCAGAATAATAAATATGAGTACGATTAATCAAAATTGGCCTCGTTGGGTGTTTGCTTCTATTAGCAAACATTTCGATGACAATCGTAAAGGATTGCCATTATTTATAGAAGGTCAACATAGAGACACCCGCACCTTGAAAGACTTCATCGAGTTGCGGTTGGATGGTCCTCAATTTACTGAGGTTAGCCATAAATGCTGGAGGATATACTTTGAAGTCAATATACTTGTACAGTCAACTATGGATGAAAGTAATTATCATCGTATCCATCAAAACGTAGGAATTGTTGCTGCTGCGTTTTCGGATATCGGATTACTTCGATATGGAACTGGCCCTGGTAATGATCAAGAGATTTGGGCTTGCGCTCGTCTTATACAGGATACGCGTAAGAGACAACATCTTGATATTTTTCACTTTGGCCAGATTGATAAAAAAGCACCACTTATGCAAGCGACAGTTGAAGGACATTACGAAGTGACTAACTTAACAGGAGAGTAGAATGAAGAGAAATGGAATCAGGTTTTGGGTTCCTGTTTTTACACAGATTGACCTCAAAGATTGTACCATCACATTGAAAGATGGCGATGGTCATTCTCTTGAAGTTAAGGTTGGCGAAGGGAATCTAACCTACACGGAAAGTAGAAATATCCAGTACACGCTTGATCGCGGGCATCTGGATGAGGTACGCGAAGGCGATGAAGTTCCTATGGATGTGAAACTTGATTTCACGTGGGAATACTTACGCGGAAGTCCTTTGTCAGCATCGGGAGGTACACCATCTATTGAGGAAGCACTTAAGAATATCGGTAATGCCGATGATTGGGTTTCTTCTGATTCAGATGCTTGCCGACCATACGCAGTTGATATCGAAGTTGTATATGCTCCTCAACCGGCTAATTGCGGGGATAAGGAGACAATTACTCTGGCGGACTTCCGCTATGAGAAATTAGATCACGATATCAAGGCAGGGACAGTTAGTGTTACTGGTAAATGCAATGTAACACAAGCATCAGTTGTTCGTGCCGCGCAAGCAAGTACTTAAACTAATAGTTGGTAATCTATGGGGACGCTCACTTTATATGAGCGTCCCCATAATAACCGTACTCATCGGGTAAATGAGGGGAGATTATTAAATGAAGATTAATGGTAAAGAAATTCCGAAACAAGGGATTGAGACAATCGTATTTCCACGTCCGAGTAATGATTTGGTTTTTAGAGCGAAACCAGTCACAAACTTTGATGACTTCATCAAACTTTGTCCAATGCCTATAGCACCCGATAAATTAATACCGGGTGGTATTCATATTCAAGATGTTGAACATCCTGAATTTAAAAAGGCTATTAAAGTTTGGGCTGAAAAGAAATCGAACTGGATGTTAATTCAGTCATTGTCCGCGACTGAAGGATTAACTTGGGATACTATTAATCTTTCAGATAGCGAGACATGGAAAAATTTTGCTCAAGAATTAGAAACAAGTGGTCTTACACAACTTGAATTATCAAGGTTGTTTGATATAGTTATTACTGCTTGTGGACTTACTCAAGATAAAATTGAGGAGGCCACGAAGCGTTTTTTAGCTGGTCAAGCGGCTCAGTAAGGAAGACAATTCTTCCTAAGTATCGTACTGAGTTATATGCTAAATGGAGAGCATGTGAACGCTTGGGAATTCAACCAGAAGATGTAAAAGTAAAATGGGAAGATAATGATGTTATGACTCAAGCATTAATTATTGCTTATAGCCATGTTCGTGGATATGAAGATGATGATTCTTCTACAAATATGCTACAGGCTTTACTTGGGTCGCGATTGGCATAATCATTAGAGGGGATCAGTTGTAAAATGACTGATCCCCTCTGAAGGATATAATGGGCGCAGTATTAAGTATTCGTGGGATAATATTAAATCCTGATGTTGATCGTTTTTCAAAAGCGATGCATACACGTATGATTCGTGTCTGGAATGGAGCAATTTCTGCTTATATTCAGGCGGTAGCCAATATTGTTGCTCTTCATCAAGATACAGGTATGTCTTATGCATCTCTATTTCCTACTGCGCGATTGGTGAAATCAAAAGGTATGCTTCTTCCTTTATCTCCTAAAGTTCCTTCACGCCCAACATATATTGATATGTCTGGTATGGCACATCCAGGTTACCATAAAAACGCACGACTTGGTGAGGTAGCAGGTGAAAAATGTTCAACAATTAATTATGGAAGTTTTAGGCATCCTTATTTTTCATTTAAATTTGAGATACAGGTTTATCAATATCTTATGAATGAATTGGGCGAATGGAATTTAGATGCTTTTGAAAGTATGTCAGCAGGACAACAGGCTATGTCTGATTATCTCAATCAACACGCGGTAGAGATTTTTCCAGCGTATAATGAATATTTTAATAAACTCTCATTGGGAATACACTAAATGAATGGTCTTGAATTTAATGGTATTGCTGATTTAACACAGATTATTGCTGCTATACAGCAATTTACTGCTGTTAATATAAAGTTGATTGATTCTCAGATATCAGTACAGGGTCAATTACAAAAAGTTACGAATACAGTAGATGCTGAAGGAAATGCAATTCGTAGAGTTACTGTTCAAGAAAATGATGGGATAACTTCTACATATAAACTTGATGGTGCTTATCAAGTTCTTGGAAGAACATCCACGGACATTACAGCTAAATTAGAGCGTCAGCGTCAAGTGATGCTTGCTCTTAATGCTATTCCTCCTCCACAGCAGATACGATCACAGATTCAAGCATTTAATATTAGTGGTGTTGTCCCTACAGGTTCTACTGGAAAAGAATTTGCTGGTTTCAAAACAAATGAAACTGTAGTTGGAATAGAAAATATTAAACGGGCTACAGATGATGCAACAAAATCATCTCAATCATTTTTGATGTCGTGGCAATCAATGGGTCGTTTGTTAACTATTCAGTTAATGCATCAAGCTATCAGTCAATTATCTCAAGCTATTAAACAGGGGACGCAAAGTGCTATTGAATATCAACTAAGGATTTCTGAGATCAGAACTATATCACAAGAGACGGGAATTACTTTTGTTGATTGGGCTACAGGTATTCGTGAAGTTTCTGATTCTTTTGGACTACCTATTCTTGAGACTGCAGAGGCTGCTTATCAAGCAATTTCTAATCAAGTTACCAAAGGTGCTGAAACCTTTAAATTTATGACTGAAGCAGCTAAATTAGCTGTTACAACTGTAGCTACGATTGATGAATCAGTTAATACATTATCTTCTGTAATGAATGCTTATGGAAAGACGACAAAAGATACTGCTGATATTTCGGCAAAACTTTTTGTAGCGGTTAATTTAGGTAGATTTCGTTTAGAAGATATGGCTAATTCCCTTGGGAATATTACAATTATTGGCCGAGAAGCAGGTATATCATTTGAAGAATTATTAGCGGCAATGGCTGCTATGACCAGACAAGGTATGACTTGGTCAAATTCAATGACTCAATTACGTGGTCTTATTCTTCAATTCCTTAAACCCTCTGTTGACATGGGTAAATTTCTTAAGGAGATTGGTGTTGCGTCTGGCGAGGCTGCTTTTAAGACATATGGATTTCTTGGTGCAATAGATTTACTTCGTCAAAAGACAGATGGTTCGTC